GACTCCTATTGGGTTTCAAAAACGGCGAAAGAATCGCCGTCGTCTATATATAAGAGTAAACCCATATAAACGCAACCCAGAAAATGCTATATAATGAGATAAGACAAGAATCGCAGGTTAGGATCTTAAACCATAAAAAAGCGCCCGCCGGGTTTATTCCTGGCGGGCGCAATGATCGGCGGCGGGAATAGGGAGTCCGGTTACAGCATTCCCATATCGGACAACACACTAAATTCGGAATGCGTCATAGGACGATTCACTTGGCCCAAATCGCCCGCGATATGCGGGCGCATAATTTTTCCAGGCGGTAAACCAGCGGCGAATCTGGTTATATGTTCCGCGTCGGTCTCCGGTTGCGAATTCCGCTTGGATAGGTTGCGCCAATGGATGGCGACGTTTCCGCCGCCCGCGTAGCATCCGCCCGCCTGGAATACATCGCCAGCCTTTTTCTTTCCCGCGCCATGAGCCGTAAAAATGACTCCAAAATTTCGGTCATGGCGGGCGCATAGCGGAGTCCCATTCCCGCACCTAGCGCAGCCGATATCCTTGTTTGTCTCGTTAGGACAACGGACGAATTGAGCGCCGTCTATTTTGATTCCGGTTTTCTTTTCCTTATCCTTCCAGAAATCCACCGGCACAACGGTAACGGTTGCGACGCCTTTTTTCACATACTGGACGGCGTCGCGAATCTTGTCGGCGCTGTAATTAAAAACGCAAAACCCGGCACGGTTCTTTTCCGCCCAGGTCCCCGGCTTGAAGTGTGTAAACAGAAAAGATATCCCGCGCCGGGGTACTGCCCGCCGTACTGCCCGCTCATAGTCGCGGTCTATAGTTTTCGTCCCCGTTTGTTCCGGTTTCAAGGCGCAAGTGTCCGGACACGTTCCAAACATTTCGCCGGTCCCCGCTCTATATACGACGGCAATACCGGCGGTTTTCTTGGCCTGACTCGTTTCGGTACAATTAAGCATCGGTTGACTCCTATTTATAATCTAGAATAAATGTATAGGATAAATCCCATAAACGCAAATAAAAAAAGCCCGCCCCAGTTTTCCCCAGGGCGGGCCGTGAATTTTTAAATCAACCCTCCGATTCAGTTGCGCTCATAACGACAATATCAACCGACTCGATTTCGCGGTTTATTGATTTGCCCGCGACCGTGACATGGGTTTCGATTCCTAGATCCTCCATCAGGCTATCAAATAGATTCCCGTGGATTCTGTTGTTCATATCGTCGCGGAAAATTGTGACCGTTTTCATTTGCTGACTCCGTTTGTTATATCCTGGAATAAATATATATAATTTATCCCATACATGCAAATAAAAAAACCCGCCCCAGGTTTCCCCAGGGCGGGCCGTGGCGGAGTCAACGCCGGGATGACGCCCCGGAGGGCGTTTCGGCTCAGTGAATTTCAGCGGATAGAAGGTCGAACACGTTGTCCGGCATTATGTCGTGACGTGCTTCGAAAATTGAGACCCCGGCGCTTTGGCAATACTGGACGCGCTCATCAGTTCCCATGTAGACCCAATGTTCCGTCACGGCGTCGTGCTGCTTCTCAGAGTAGGTGTCTTCGTCATAGACAGGATAGTCAGCTAGGGCTGAAATGGTCTCCGCCGATGCGATCAGAACGTCGTCAGGCGCTTCGGGTTTCACCATCAAATATTCAACCCATCCACATGCCCAGTGGCCCGCCCGAAAGTCATAGACAGCGTCTTCGATCTTTTGACGTTGGGGCTCGTTGAGTTCTTCAAGATCTTCGAGGATGCGGCTATAATTCACGTCTTCGAGGATGCTGCTATCTCGCGTTCTAGTGGCGATGACATACTCTCCGACCGGGTTGTGTCCGCCGTAATCCGAAGGCCGTTTCCAGGCGGTTTCAGCCAGTATTTCTTTCGCTCGCTCTATGCTCATGGTGGTCATTTCGTTTGTTCCTTTCGTTTGCGGCGTTTCCCCAGGACGGGCCGTGGCGGAGTCAACGCCGTTCAAGAATGCGTATAGCCGTCCGTTTCGATTCCTAGAACCATTCCGCACCATGGGACCATGACACAATCCAGGATGAAGTCCGGTTGAACGGTACGCCGGAATTCCAAATAGGAGTCCGGTTTATCCCAGTCGCGTTCATACAATTTTTTAATCGCGACGCGCTGTTCCCTGGTTAAAACTTTCACGCTTGTTCCCCTTCCTCAATCTCATAACGATAGGCGACACGGCCTATGTAATGATAATCGCTGTTACCGCTCAGAATCCGCCAATCAATGCCAATAGTCTCTTGCAATGGCACGGTTGCAGTTTGCGCGATCAAATCATACCTATCCGGCAAACAAGCATCGCCCTCTAAAAGGACATTTTTAATGCTCATCATTTGTCCTGGTCCTCCGCCCAATTTGCAAGACGCTCAATAACGCGGGTTAGTAAATCGGTTAGCCAATCCATTGTTCTGAATCCTTTATATATCCATTGGCAATAGATTCATCCCAGGCGTCATTGATACGCACGTTTATCAGCATCTCCAGATCTTCCTTAATCCCATGGTGCCAACGTTTCAAATCTCGCGCAAACGTCCGGGGATAATCGCCGTCATTGTAAAAACGATAGTAGGCATACTTGCCCTTGCGGAAGCTTTCTAACTTTGAATGCTTCGTTCTTGATTTCGGCATCACGCGATTATCGAAGTCGAAGACCTCATCAATGATACGATGCAGAACCTCCACACGGCGCTCTTGCAAGCCGTCATGATTCCAATAGCTTTTCATGACAAACCATCCCCATAACCGTAAAGACCCCTCGCTCTATGCACCGCGTCACTATACGAACCTGTGAAGTAACCGATGACCTCATATAGAGGAGACCCCCATGCAATGTCCCCGTAGTCTCTCCACACCTTTAAAGTTCCGTTGTTGAATTTCAATAGAACCCAATCTTTTTCCATAATCTTTAACTCCTAATTGATGTATAGGACTTCTCTTATACACTAGCCGGAGGTGAAAGCAAACGAAAGATTCCTTCCCAATCATACGGGTTTTCAAACACCCCTATCGGTTCGCAATCAGAAAACTTTTCCAGGCGTAGGTCCACAACGTCGGCGGCAGAGAAAACGTTGATATTTAAATTGGGCTCACGGACAACTACAAAGGAACTGCTATGCGCGTGTCGGGATAGCCAAGCGCACTGGTGAGGTGATAGGTCAACCTTAGATGCCCGCCTACGGACTACCTTCAATTCTATAAAACTGAATAAACCGTCCTCATTGCACAATAGGACATCCGGTACGCCAGGGGTTGCCCAAGATTCCAGACGTGTCGTTTCAATCTTTCTTTTTGTTTTTCTTAGGCCGTCGCTTAGGAGCTTCCAAAGCCCTGCTTCCCGGTTTAACGCCTTCGTCGGCATCTGATTCTTTGACTTCGACGGCTTCGATTGTGAGAGTCGGTTCATAAGATTGTCGAATTCGTTCAAGTTCCTTCTCCACATCATCCCGGCTCATTTGGTCAATACTGCCATGCCGGATTTCAGATTTACTTACATAGATGTCGCCCTGCGCCTGCCCACGCCGATACTCCGCTTGAACCGCCGCGCTGTATGCGCCTTCCTCTAACGCCTTATCGCGGATTATCTGAAGATCCCTTATATGGCGTTTATAATCGACACCAAATTTCTCGTCTAATTCCGACCTGTATCTTTTAATAGCGGCCACCACATGCGGACAATGGTTCTCGTTCGTCAATTCGTAGGCCCTGGTGTGCGCACTAGCCGCCGGATACCCTGCACGAATAGCGGCCTCTCGCATGGTTATAAGACCGTCGTTTGATACCAATTCCTTGACGAATTTCTCTTGTCGGCGTGTCATCTTCTTTTCACGCCTCAAAGCCAATTTATTGTTTGTTTTCAACGCTGTCCCGCCTCTGTCCCACCAAAACGCCTCAAAAGGTTAACAAAATTTCCTTACTTTTAGTTAGTCCCAGTTAAAATGTCAATAAGACGCTGTATTTAAACTGTAAATAACTAAAAATCGTCCCATAACCCCAAAACAGCCGGTACAGTTGGTGGGACGCAAAAAAAGACGAAAAATCCTTTATATATAATACGTTATGTGTACTGTCTCACCTGTCCCACCAATCCCACCTTTTGAATTGAGAAATTTATTTTTTTAAATTTACAGAAATGATACTTATAGAGGGATTTGCGGGACACCCTTTGAAACCCTTTGAGTGAGCCCGTGGCCGGGTTGTTTTATGCAGCTAGTATGAAAGGTCGAACCAGCGGCAGTCTCTCTTGTAGAATTTTAACGTACCTCTCGACCATCTCTAGGGCTTCACCCCAGCTATGTGTGCAATGTTCGCCGTCGAATGGATCGTCTTCATCTGAGATGCTTTCTGGAGGCCATACATTCTTGAATGTATCACCAGGGAACACCTCAATCTCGATGCCCCACTTCTTCGCAAGACGTGTGGCCTTGGACCGTGGTGCGTTGTACGTGTTTGGCTTTCTAACGTCCACAGAAGGCCGTGTAACGTGGTCCGAGGTCAGTTCGTACACCTCCGCGACCCTTGCCCGTCTCTTCACCTCGTGGTGCTTTGTAGACACGACACCCAGGCTTGCTATCCTTCCGCAGACGTAACGGTTACCACTGATTAGTTGCCAGTGCCAACCTGCGACGACCAGGAACACCTTGTCGGATGATTTCCTGAACCGTGTAAGCTTCAGCCATTTGGCTAACGTAATGCCGTCCCGTCTACCGAAACGCGTTCCTTCAGGTGAGGGAACAGGGTGCATTTCGATGTTACAAGCTTTCAGGGCTCGTTTTACTTCTAGCGTGGACGTTCCTTTAACGGAGCGTTTACCGCTTTGCATACGGATGAGCCGTGCAGCCTCACCAGTGGTTAGGCTAGTTACTGCCGATATCACGGACGGGCCGCAGTACCGGTTTTTGTCTGTCCCGTGGTTCACGGGACCTAATTCGAGTTTCGCCATCGTTGACTCCTTATTGGCAGGGGCCACGGGCTCACTCAAAGGGTTTGACATATTCACAATGTAAAATAGCTGAGAGGCGTCCGCCCCTCTTTAACTATAAGAATTATCGCATACAAAGGTTAACAAAAGGTTAACAAACCAAAGAAAGTTGTGGATAACTTTTACTTTTCTGTGGATAACTTTAGAACGAATCGGAAACAGAACGTAAGGGGAACGGAATTTTAGTGCTGGTGAGGGGAACACGATTTCTAAATCCCTTTCTCGCTAGGGTACTCTCGCGCCCCCTCTAACGACTTCAGTAGCCGACACTATCCAGTGTGAGTCCTTTTTTTATGAGTGCTACCTCACTTCTCATCATCGCAGTTGGTCTGCTGACTAGTCCCTGCTACAGGACACGTTCGGTCTTGCTCCGTGAACCGTTGTTCGATGCCCTCCGGCGTCTCTGTAATCCGCCGCTCAATTTGGCACCCGAAGCAGTAGTAATATTTCGTTTTCCCTATCTGGTATAAAA